ATCACCTTAATGTGCATACATGTTTGACCAGGCCATGAAAATTCCTGATTTACCCTCTCAAAACAGCCCTCATCCTGCTATTTCTGCTGATTTTGAGGTCGTCCGCGTGCAGACGATGGCTGACAAATCCATCCGGGTTGTATTGGAGATGCCCGAACATATGATCCCTCAGATGGGCATGTTTGCAGAGTGCCACAGAAATGGTATCTATTTACACGGAGAATTTACAGCAACCGACCCAAAAGGAAAAAAGAATGCCTGGTCCATCACCTAAAGACCTTGCGATCAGGCAGCGTACGAATAAATCTGCCACCCGCGCCCTACTTCCAGCGGAGACTGCGCCCATAAAACGCACCCCGCGCCTGCCTGCGAACCCAGCGGGGAGTTGGGAAAAACTGACATGCGCCTGGTGGCACGAGGTCTGGCGATCTCCTCAGCATACTGAGTTTCTACGTTCTGATTTAGGTTCATTATTTCGACTGGCTGTTCTTGTTGATGGTTTTTGGAAAGAAGGCAAATTGGAAGTTGCTACAGAGATCCGTTTATTGGAACGTGAGTTTGGTCTGACCCCACTCAGCCGCCGCCGCCTGGAATGGCGCATCGCCCAGACGGAGGAGGCGCTTGATATTCATGAACACAACCGGGCAAAGCGGGCAATTATTCTTGATCCAATAGATCCGGATCCGCGCGAGGTGCTTGGATGAGCGTGCTTATGATCCCGCGCGATACCAGTGCCTATCCGACCTTGGGGCCGCAGGTGTGTGACTTTATAGAGAGCTACTTAGTGCATGGCCCTGGAGATTTGCGCGGAATACCAATAGTATTGGACGCCGAAAAGCGGGCGCTCATTTATCGCATGTACGAGGTCTATCCCAAAGGCCATCTGCAGGCCGGACGTCGTCGCTTCAAACGCTGTGCGCTGAGCCTGCGTAAAGGCAGCGCCAAAACGGAGCTTGCGGCTTTCATCGCCGCGGTCGAATTACATCCTGATGGGCCGGTGCGCTGCGATGGCTTCGATGCGGACGGCAACCCGGTCGGGGTAGGGATAATCGATCCTTATATTCCCCTGGTAGCCTACACCGAAGAGCAGTCTGACGAACTGGCCTATGGCGCGCTGCGTATTATCCTGATGTACAGTAAGGTGGCTGATGATTTTGATATTGGTCTGACCCGCATCATGCGTCGCGGCGGAGATGGGAAAGCGATCAGCCTGGCGACCGCCCCCGATGCCCGTGATGGCGCACGGACTACCTTTCAAGTTTTTGACGAAAGTCACCGCCTAAATATGCCACGCCAGAAATCGGCCCACCGCACCATGTTAGCCAACATTCCCAAGCGGCGCAAGTCGGATGCCTGGTCATTAGAAATTACGACCGCGCCCGCGCCGGGCGAAAACTCTGTGGCCGAGGATACGATGGATTATGCCCGCCAGGTGGCCGGAGGCAAGATCCAGGACAGCCGCCTGTTCTTCTTCCACCGCCAGGCGAGCGATGAACACGACCTGTCTACTCCCGAGGACATCCGGGCGGCGGTCATTGAGGCCTCGGGACCCGTGGCGGAGTGGTCGGACATAGACGGGATCTGCGAGCAATTCCGAGATCCCACCGCTGACCAGACTTACCTGCGCCGCGTCTGGCTCAATCAGATTGTGCGCGCTTCCGAACGGGCCTTTGATATCACCCGGTGGGATGCCCTGGCCGATACCGATTATCTGCCTGCGGATGGGGAGATGATTACCCTGGGCTTCGACGGGGCGCGCTGGCATGATGCTACCGCCCTGGTCGGCACTGAGATCGCCACCGGCTTCCAGATGCTCCTGGGACTGTGGGAGAAGCCGGAGAATATCGAGGAATGGGAAGTACCAGCGGATGTGGTGAATGAAGTGGTGGCGGAAGCCTTCGATCGCTGGGATGTTTGGCGGATGTATTGCGACCCGCCCTATTGGGAAAGTATCGTGTCCGAATGGGCCGGCAAATATGGCGATAAGCGCGTGGTCGAATGGTGGACCAACCGCCCCAAGCAGATGGCTTATGCAATCAAGGCGTTCGATACTGCAATAACGTCCGGTGACCTGCTGCACGATGGCAACCCGCACCTGGCCAGGCATATCGGCAACGCGGTTAGGCGTATCCTGAAAATCAGGGACGAGGAAGGCAAGCCATTATTTACTATTTATAAGGAACGCACCGACAGCCCACATAAGATAGATGGAGCGATGGCAGCAATATTATCCTGGGAGGCGCGCGGTGATGCGCTTACGGCTGGCATTGGTGTCAGGCGTGAGAGTGTATACGAAAGTAGAGGACTGGTGGCAGCATGAATATATTGGATCGCTTCCGCCCTTATCCCGAGCTCAAGACCGGGATCATTAACCTGAAATCAGGCACGTCATTCCGTGGTGTGATATGGCGTTTGGTCGAGCCATATATGGTCCTGCGTAATGTGGAGATACTTCAAGACCGCGACCATGCCGAGCGGCATGCGGTAGATGGTGAGGTAATCGTGAAACTCTCAGACATCGACTTTATTCAGGTGGTGTGATGGCAGCCATCCAGTCACTCGGAACGATTACCAGCCTTTATCCTGGCTGGTCGCCGGGCATTCTTCGTTACGGTGTGCAGTTGTACGATACTTTCACGCATGATTATGCTACCCTGTATCGCACGCAGCCCAACATCAGGACGTGTGTGGATTTCCTTGCCCGCAATATTGCCCAGCTCGGTCTGCACGTGTTCCGTCGTGTCTCGGATACCGATCGGCAGCGGCTGACCGACCATTCCCTGGCTGTACTGTTAGGGCATCCGCTTCCGTCCTCAATGAAAGTTACGCGCTATCGGCTGATGGAGGCATTGATGAGCGATTTGGGCATCTACTTCAATGCCTACTGGCTCAAGCTTCGCCAGGATGGGATGCTTTCCGGCCTGCTGCGCATCCCGCCAATTTATGTTACCGTCAAGGGCAACCTGGTACCCCAGGGTTATGAATTAAACTTGGGTGGGGCGCCCATCCCGTTTGCGCCCAATGAACTGGTACACCTGCGAGGCTTCAATCCAGAAAACGCGGTGAATGGCCTGTCTCCCCTGGAAACATTGCGACGTGTGCTGGCTGAGGAGTACGAAGCGGGCGAATATCGGGAGCACTTTTGGCAGAACGCCGCACGGCGGGAGGGTGTTATCCGGCGTCCGACAACTGCACCGGAGTGGAGTGATACAGCCCGTGAGCGGTTCCTGGCAGACTTCGAAGAGCTGCATTCGGGCGCCAAGAACTCAGGCAAGACGGTTGTACTCGAGGAAGGCATGGAGTGGCAGGACACATCCTTCAACGCCCAGGAGAGTGAGTACCTGGCCGGACGTAAGCTGACCCGCGAGGAATGCGCCCGCGCCTACCACATTCCCTTGCCGATGGTAGGCATCCTCGATAATGCGACTTTCAGCAACATCTCAGAACAGCACAAAAACCTGTATCAGGATTCACTTGGCCCTTGGTGCGAGATGATCCAGGAAGACATCGAGCTACAATTATTGCCTGAGTTTGAGGATACAACCGGCGTGTATGTGGAGTTCAATATTGCCGAGAAGCTGCGCGGCTCATTCGAAGAGCAGACCACATCGCTTCAAGCGGCGGTTGGGCGCCCCTGGATGACCGCCAACGAGGCCCGCGCCCGCATGAACCTGCCGTCATTATCCGGGGATGCCGATAGTCTGGTGACCCCCCTCAACGTGCTGGTCGGTGGCCAGGCTTCGCCGCAGGATAGCGCGCCGCCGCCCAAGGGCCTGCAAGCAAAGAGTTTCTCATCCGAGCATGCCGCATTGCGCGAGCGCCACCAACAGAAATGGATTGAGGTATTGGCCCGCCACTACCGCCGCCAAGAGGCTGCTATTACCAGCCGTGTGCCTAAGTCGATAGCCCAGGGTAAAACCGATATCGGCGGGGTATGGTGGGACGACGATCGCTGGAACGACGAGTTGACCGCTGACCTGCTACGGCTAAATAATCTGACGGCGATGGCATGGGCAGATTATATGATCGAGCAGACTGATACAGATATTGAGGATACGCAAACTTTCCACGATCGCATGCTGCCCTGGCTCTCCGAACACAGTCGCCGCCAGGCCGTGAATTTCAACACTCAGACCCGCGATGCTGTCTCTAGTGCTTTACGTGATCCAGATGTATTGGATGCGGTGAAAGGCGTGTTCACAATTGCTATAACAGTCTGGGCAGTGCGCGAGGCGATCGGCGCAGTGACAACAGCCAGCAATTTCGGCTCCAACGAGGCTGCCAATGCTGGGAACCTGCGACAGAAGCGCTGGCGAACAAACAGCCAGAGCCCGCGTGAAAGCCATGCGGCCATGAACGGCGAGACAGTTGGCATTCGGGATCTATTTTCTAATGGCCTGCGCTGGCCAGGTGATCCGAGTGGCAGCGCAGAAGATAATGCGAATTGTCAATGTTCAGTTGATTTTTTATGAGGTGAAAAATGAAACAAAAAGTTTTCCATGCACCAATTCTATTAAAAGCCAACTCTGATGAGACTGGTGAATTTACCGCCGTATTCGCAACACTGGAAGTAATCGACCACGACAGTGATGTGACCCGCCTGGGTGCTTTCTTGGACGGGCAGGAGACGCTGATCGAGCCATGGAACCACAATTATGACGAGCCACCAGTTGGCAAGGGCGTGATCCATGAAAAGGATAACCAAGCCACTATCGAAGGCCGATTCTTTCTGGACACCCAATCCGGGCTGGAGCATTATCGCGTGGTTAAAAATGTCGGCGATATCCAGGAATGGAGTTATACCTTCCAAGTCGAGCAGGCCAGCCAGGGGGTTTTCGAAGAACAGGAAGTGCAATTCCTGGAGAAGCTTGATGTATGGGGCGTGGCCCCGGTCACGCGCGGGGCTGGCATCGATACGCGTACCACGGACATCAAGGGCGCAAAGCCTTATCCCAATGAGCACGCCTGTCGGCTTCGTCCGCCTTCGGATTTCCAGGCCGACAGCTTCCGGCGTATCACCCGCGAGCACGAGGGCAAAAAATATTCTATTATCATGGGTAGATTGAAAGACGAAGATACCATGAGCGAGCAGGCCTATCGCTATCCCAAGGAAATTTGGGATGTGGCCATCGCCCGCTCGCATTGTAAAGATCATGATGGTAGTTTCGAGGCGGCGTCAGCGTCGTCTCGTGTAAATCCACCCGAAGACCAGACCGTAAAAGGTGTGTCGAGCGAGGTAATCAAAACAAGAATTGAACTAATTGAATTGGAGGATTAACGTGAAGACCCTAAAAGAACTACAAGAGATTTTGAAAAAATTCCTCACCGAAGCCCGCGGCCTGTGCGATCTGGTTGATAAGGAAACCCGCGACTTCACTGAGGACGAGCGAACCAAAGTCGCCGGGCTGATGGAAGAGGCCCGTAAGACCAAGGGCGATATCCACAAGCTCCAGACCGACGAGGCCCTTCGCAAGCAGATCCTTGATTTGGGCGCTGATCTGGAAGCCGTTGGCGCATCCGGGGAACCTGGCCAAGCCCGCAAGGGCAAGACCTTGGGCCAGCGCTTCATCGAAGACCAGGCATGGCAGGCATGGATGAAGCAAGTCGCCCCAGGCGGAATCATCCCGCCGGGCCGCAAGGGCCTTTCTTCACCATCCGTGATGGTGAAAGATTTTGGCCTCTTTCGCCAGAAAGAACTGATCACCGGCCTGGCGGATAACAGTGCCGGAGCGTTTGTGAATACGGATATCACCGGGATCTATGAGCCGATCGGGCGCTACCCGGTAACGATGCGTGATCTGATCAACGTGCGCACCACCACCAGCGATACGGTGGAGTATGTGCGCCAGACCAAGCAAGTCACCGAAGCCGCCCCAACCCCCGAGTCGAATGTCAAGTACGTCATCGGCTACCCTGGCGAGGTCCCCGGCACGAAGCCGCAGGGTGAAGTCCATTGGGAAGTCGTGCATGAGACGGTCAAGACCATCGCCGTATATGTAGGCGCAACCAAGCGCGCTCTGGCGGACGTTGGCCAGCTGCGCGGCCTGATCGATCAGGAGTTGCGTGATGACTTGGTGGATGAACTGGAAACCCAGCTACTCACTGGCAATGGCGTGGGCGAGAACTTCACCGGCCTTGTCAACCAACCCGGAACCCTGCTTCAGGCGTTCAACACGAACGCACTGATCACCGCCCGTCAGGCTCTCACCACTCTGCTGGTGATTGGACGGTCGATCCCCACCGCCTTTATGTTCCATCCAACGGATTGGGAAGCGATCGATCTGCTCCGGGATCTCAACGGACAGTTCCTGCGCGGCAGCCCGTTCCTGAGCGGGCCGAATACCCTGTGGGGTGTGCCTGTAGTGCAATCGTTCCACATCGCCCAGGGCGCGGGTTGGCTGGCCAACTGGCGCAAGGCTGTACTGTGGGACCGCGAACAGGCGACGATCAGCGCCACGGACAGTCACGAAGACTGGTTTATCCGAAATATGATCGCCATCCTGGCTGAAATGCGCGCTGCGTTTGGTCTCATACGTCCGCAAGCATTTATCTCTGTGCTGCTGGCGTAACCATCAACCTATCGTGAGGGGTGGTCTCTCCACCCCTCACCCAAGGAAATCAATGCTCGAACAATCCGCAATCATCGCAGAAAAGGGTGTGCTATACGTGGCTTATGGAGATAATGCCCGCGAGCAGGCGCGCGGCAGCATCCAGACTGTGCGCGTGAAAGCCCATGGCCTGCCCGTGGCTGTAGTGAGCAACACTCCGCTTATGGCTGCGGATCATCAAATCTACCATCCCGAAGCCGATAAAGGTGCGCGCACGCAGAAAACTCAGATGTACCGGCTGTCCCCATTCGAACATACCCTGTTTCTGGACGCGGACACCGAGATGCTTGCTAATCCCGCAGCCGGTTTTGAGCTGTTGAAATATGTTGACCTGGTGCTGTGCCAGGACATTACCCGCAATTTCGCCGACGATCACTGGAAGCCTCATAATAAAGATGAAGTCGCCGTGACTATCCAGCAGATAGGTATTGCCCAACATATGTATTTCAACAGCGGCGTGATCTTCTTTCGCCGCAACGAGCGCATGATGGCATTGATGGATGCCTGGTACGAGGAGTGGCAGCGTTGGGGTATTCACGATCAGATGGCGCTCTTGAGAGCTATCCATCGCTGCCCAGTGCGGATTGCCCCGATGAGATCACCCTGGAATACTCACATCAAGTCGCAAGTTGCATTCATCTATCATAAGCACCGCCAAGCCAGGCAAGAGGGAGCGCCGCAATGACCGGTTCTTCTGAGGAAATTAGGCAAGCGCTCGCCGTTGCCGATCAGATTCAAAAATGGGGTTTTCGCCGTAGTGAATCTACTTACCTTTATCGTCTGGCCCGCCGGAAAGGATTTCTGGTGGAATTGGGTTGTTGGATGGGACGGACCACCGCAATCATGCTGCAAGCGGCAGCGATTTTTGGTGCTGAATTGACTACCGTGGATGTTTTCACCCGAACGCCACATAAGGGGAAACGAGCCACACCCAAATTATGGCGTTCCAATTTAAAAGACGTTGGGTTGACTCCTCCAAAACTTCTGGCCATGACCACGGATGAAGCCGCGCTGGTCTATCCCAAGGATCAGAAAATTTCATTGCTTTTTATCGATGCTGGTCACGGCCGGGAGCAGGTACGCCGCGACCTGGCCAATTGGACACCGCGCGTCAAGATCGGCGGGGTTGTGGCCCTCCATGATATGTTCTATCCATCCATTACCGGTGTTTGCCTGGCGGTGGCGGACTGGTGGAGCGCATCGCGGGACGAAAAAAGGCCATATTGGAAATATATTGGTCAACGAGATTTCACAATTGCATTCCAGAGGGTGCGCTGATGGTAATCCGCTTACAACCTGTTCCTATGATGGATCCAGCGGAGATCCATGCTATGCGTCATGTTTTAGTAGAGCGCAAGCCGCGCCGAGTCCTGGAATGGGGCTCGGGCGGTTCAACTATGTATTGGCCCCGGATGTTTCCCATCATTGATTGGGTATCGGTAGAGCACAATCCAGACTATGCAATGGCGCTCAAGGGCAAGATAATGCCCAATGTGACCCTGATGCAGTTGGATTTTCCCGAATACCATGAGCTTACCCCTGATAAAGTGGGCATGTTCGATCTGATCATTGTGGACGGGCGCCACCGGGTACGCTGTCTGGATATCGGACGCGATCTTCTGGTTCATGGTGGCGTGGTCTTGCTACATGACGCTGGGCGGGAACGCTATGCTCCGGCACGCAATTATTATCGCACCATCACCGTGCTCAGCCCGCCTAAGAAGGCTAAAGATCCACGAGGTTTATGGTTTATGACCGATCCACGCCCAACTAAGATTTTTGGGGTTGGGCTTTCACGAACTGGAACCAATTCTCTTAATATTGCCCTGGAATGCCTGGGGTATAAAGCGCTGCATTATCCCAGCCCGCACAAAGTGATGGGATTGGCCAGGAAATATAACGCTCTGACTGATACGCCCGTACTGGCGCATATGGAAGCTCTGGACCGGCGCTATCCCGGAGCACTGTTCATTCTAACGGTACGAGAAGAAGAAAGCTGGTTGGAATCGTGCCGGGGCCATTGGGGATGCCGGATCCCCACCGATGAGAATGCTTGGAACCGAAGTAACGTGTATGGAACCGCTGAATATGACGAGGCCATATTTCGCCGTGTCTATCAAGAACATCATCAACGCATCAGGGAATATTTTGCCTCTCGACCATGGAAACTTGTTGAAATGGATATCATTGCCGGGGAAGGATACGAGAAATTATGCCCGGCGCTGGGGCTGCCGGTGCTGGCTGAACCATTCCCACATGTGAACGCTACGCCCGGAAAGGAAAGCCAATGATTGAACGGGGTGTTATCTATATGTGCTGGGGTGACCCGGCCACCCGTGAGGCCGAAGCCAGCATGCGCAGTCTATGGAAACATGTGGCGGACCTGCCCGTGATGGTGATTGGCGATAAGACCGCGGTGCAGCATTTTGCCAATAAACCACGGATATCTACCTACCTGTGCAGCATAGACCCATTTGCCAGCCAATCTATGTTTGGCTTCATGGCCGGACGCATCAAGCCGCTCCTGGCAGGCATTAGTCCCTTCGAGAATACACTTTATGTGGATGCCGAGACGGAATTCAAGGTCTCGCCTGCGGTTGGTTTCAATTTGCTGGATAAATGGGACCTGATCATCGCCGAAGCGGAAACACGATCCCTGGGGACTACATTCCCTAGTAACCATCACGAGGCCGATAAAACTGCGTCCTGGCTCAAGACGCCGCACATCCTGTACCATAACTCCGGCATGATTTTTTGGCGTAAAAACGAAGTCACAGGCCACCTGTTCGAATTATGGTCAGAGGAATGGCTGAAATACAAGGGTTGGGACGAACAGGTGGCATTATTGCGTGCTCTATTGCGTTCGGATGTACTGTTCCTGAATGTTCCATTCACCTGGAACTGCCGCGGCCCGGTGGGCGCTTACATGCTATACCACCGTTTCGCATCCAGAGCGGCGCGCAAATTCAAAGGCCATGGCTACACGGCCAGGCATACCGGGCCATCTAATATCCCTGCCCGTCCATTGGTGCAGGTCGAACTTGCCCCGGGGCGCTTTGTGCGCTGCCACGAGGGCGATGAAGCGAAGGTAAAGGAATATTTCGAGCGCATGAGCGGAATGGCCCGGCGCAAAGTCAAGGCCGTATGATTATCGATAGTAAAGAATGGAAGATTATTACACAGGAGACACGCATGAATAAAGGAAAATTGGTAAATATCGATCTAGGCAAAGGTCGGTTCGTGAAAATGTACGAAGCCGACGCCATCGCTCAGGGATTACTGAAAGCCAAGCCGCAAGCGCCCAATAAGATGCGCGTGCCCGGGCAAAACAAGGCCGCGCCGGAAGGTAAACCTGAAGTGCAGCCCGAAGAAAAGCCACCCGCCGACGATTTTTCCACCATCGCGGGCGTGGGTCCGGCCACGGCGCGGGCATTGATCTCGCACGGCATCACCACATTCGAGAAACTCAAAACCGCGGGCACACTGAATTACCTGACTACTAAGACTTTGCAGGCTATCGAGGCCTGGCGCAATGGCTGACTTTGCTGCTGTCGTTGACATTGAGGCGTTTTTGCAGCTTCCGATCACTACGCCAGCCCAGATTGCCTCTGCACAGATGGCTTTGCGGGACGCGACCGCTGCCATCCGTAATTATTGCCGCCAATATCTTGAGCGGGTGAACGGCGATACCATTACTCTGGATTCCACTGGCGGCGTGCGCCTGTTCCTGCCCGAGCTGCCGGTGATCTCCGTTTCCAGTGTGGTGGAGGACGGCGAGACCCTGATCGTTGACGACGATTACAAATTGGGACAGCACGGCATCTTGCATCGTATTACTACCACGTGGACAGCCGGTATCCAGATCATCGCAATTACCTATTCGCATGGCTATACCACAATCCCAGATGATATCGTGGCTGTGTGTGTGCGTGCCGCAAGCCGCGCCTACCAGGCCGGGCTAAAAGCTGCCGATAGCGCAGGCATTCCGGGGATCGCATCCAAGAGCTTGGGTGATTTTAGTGTTAGCTTCCAGTCGGAAGCCGGAGGCGGCACGAGTGAAGGCGTGCTGGGTGCAAGCGCTGCGCGATTGCTGTTGCTCTCGGAAAAAGATATTTTGAACGCGTATCGAATATGATAAAAATCACTAAGAAGTAATTGTCTTTCGGAGGAAGATATGGCTAAATCAGTTCATAATGATGTTTTGGACGGGGCGCTGAATATCGTCAAAAATAATGCGACCCTGATGACGGTATGCAACGCCGAACCGCTCACACGTGCGGAGGCTATCACAACCTATGCGCTTGCGGATGTGGCCGTGACCGGCACAGATTTTACAGCGGCGGATGGCGATACCAACGGGCGCAAATTGACCGTGGCGGCCAAGAGCGCGGTGCCGATTGATGTTTCCGGTAATGCCACACATGTGGCAATCGTGGATGGGACACGCCTGCTGTATGTGACTACCTGTACCGCTCAGCAGTTGACTTTGGGTGGAACAGTAGACATCCCGACCTGGAAATTCGAGATCGCCGATCCGACGTGATGAAAGGAGCGCGATGTGGCTATTACATCAGTCAATGACATTGCCGCGGGATTGGCCAGTGATCAGCGAATCAACGTGCTGAAAAATATTACTGCGCCCAAAGGGGCGGGCGCTTTTCAAAGTGCCTGGTTGGCAACAGGCTATCCAGGTGCAGGCGCGGCTTCGCCAGCCTATACCGCCGGCGCGGGATATACGGCCAGTAAAGACACCGCTGGCGCGATGCGCCTTACTAATGGCGCTATAAAGCTATGGTTGGCCCAGCTGGCGATGATAACCAGTTTGACAGGCACAATCATTATCTACGATCGCTTATGGTCATGCTCAGGGATGGGTTTCGCAGCTGGTACTTATACTGTGACCACACCTGGCGCTCTACCGGCGCGCATTACGGATAGTGGCCTGGGTTGCGAACTGTGGGTTGAGCAATTCGTCGGCGCAGGTGTGGCTACTGGTACACTAACCGCCAATTATTTGAATACTTTAGGGCAGGCGAAGTCAGGGGTTATTGCGACAGTAGTATCTACGCCGGTCGTCGGGCAGATGCAGCCCGTACCATTGCAAACTGGCGACCTAGGCATATCACAATTAACCAATGTGGTCACGTCGCAAACTTGGACATCCGGGACGTTTGGAATGACTATCCTGAAACGGATAGCATACTCCGATTTTCTTGCCGCTAACGTTGGGAAAGTCCAGGATTGGGCAATGTTGGGGTTGGCGGAAATACTCAATGATGCCTGTATTTGCTTTATGTTCCAGGCCGCGGCAGCCACCGCAATCGTAATGACTGGTCAATTGAGTATCATTGACAAATAATATGGCAGACAACTATCTGAACCGGCTCGGCGAAGGACGCATTACCACCTCACTGCTATATATAACCAGCAGGGTGAGTGAGATTGTCGCGGCGTGGCTGTTCGGGGCTGGTGGCACGCTCTTGACGGTTCAGACGGCAGTGCATGCTCAGGTGGCCTCCAATGTGGTGTTGGCACAGCACAATCACCTGATAGCACAGAATGCGGCCCATTCTCAGGTTGCAACCAACATAGTTCTTGCGCAGCACAATCATTTGGTTGCACAGAACGCGGCGCATGCCCAGACGGCTTCTAATGTAACGCTAACCGTTCACATGACTTTGGTGGTGCAGAATGCAACGCACGCGCAGGTGGCGGGAAACGTCGCACTCACCCAGCACAATCACCTGGTTGCTCAATCGGCTGCGCACACTCATACGGCTGGAAACGTGCTGTTGACACAGCACAGTCAGTTATCTGTGCAGGCTGCCGTACATGCCCAGTCTGCCTCCAACGTGGCGCTTACACAGCACAACCACCTGGTGGTTCAACCGGCAGTGGATGGGCACACGGCGGCCAACATCATACTGACGCAGCATAACCACCTGGCGGTGCTGTCTGCTGTGGAGGCACATACTGCCAGCGCCGTCACCCTGACGCAACACCATATCCTGGCAGTCCATGATGCAACTCACACCGAAACGGTCAATAATGTTATCCTGACCCAACATCATCAACTGGTGGTGCAGATGGCGGTTGAGGGTCACACGATAACTAATATCACCCTGACACAGCACAATCATCTAGCCATGCAGGCAGGCGTTCATGCACAGCCAGCCGGAAACGTCACGCTAACGCAGTATCATATTTTGGTAATACAGGATGCGGCTCATATTCAGGCGGCCAGCAATATAACGCTGACCCAGCATTACAATCTTGCCGTGCAGAATGCCTGGCAGGAACAATGGGTTGAAACCTTCGCCCTGATGCAACACCATACGCTGTTGGCGCAGGATGCTGTTCACGGGCAATGGGCTGAGAACATTATCCTGACGGTTGGGACAGGAGAATTGGTAGTTTATGATGGATTGCACCATCATATGGCCGAGATAATCAGCCTGACCCAGCATCAAATCCTGGCAGTGATGGATTGCACGTGCGAGCATTTCAGCCATTTTGCCTGGCCGCCCTGGCAACCTAAAATAATCAGTATCACCACTCAGATGGCTCTATCGGGAATATTGAAATTGGACATTCCATTAACACACAATCTGGTAACCCGTGCCACTGAGCAGATCGAATCTGAAACAGCCATATGGTATGAAACCGATATGATGGCCGAAGTCGGTGAAGAAATAGACACGGAGGTTGGTATTGGCTAATTTTCATATCGGCGATATCGGGTCTATTTTAGAAATTACGCTCATGAATGGGAATGCACCGGCCAATCTCTCAGATGTAACCGTACTACAATTACGATTGCTTAAGCCGCGCAGCACTGAATATATTATTCGTACAGCAAATTTTGTGACGGATGGAACAGATGGCAAATTGCGTTATATCTGGCAGGAGGGTGATCTGGATGTAACTGGGAGATGGCTATTGTCAGTCTATATCGAATCACCCACTTTAAAACTGCACAGTGATATCAAGCAGTTCGAGGTTATTAATATTTTATGAAGATTATATATGACTGTCTTTCAATCCTTATTGAATAATATTTTTGCCGTAGAACGTCGCCAGCGCACGCCGGACGCTCAGGGCGGGTGGCAGATTTCTTATCAATCGCTTGCCCCAATCCGCGGGCGGCTGCGACCCGCGTCGTCTGCTGAGATCGTGGCGGCGCAACAGGAACAACGGAAGATAACCCATGTTTTTTACTGTCTGGAAACTGAGGACATTGCCCGCGGTGACCGGATCACTGGGGATGATGTTACAGTGGATGTAATGGCACTTCGAGAGCCGTCGCGAGCGGATCATCATTTAGAGATTGATTGTCTGGAAACACAATTCGAAATATCTGAGGATGGTGGAAGCTGATGAGCGCAGGTTATACCCTGACATGGAAGCCGGATGAACTCACGAAAAAGATTAGCCGCGAGTTGGTTGCCAATGCTGAAATCGTTGGAAAGTTCGTGGAGACCGACGCGCGTCGTCGCTTGCTGGCCATCAACGATCCGAAATGGGGCGCGAAATACCGCTCGCAAGTAGTGGCGCGCCTCCTGACGTATGAGGTAGAAACCAAACCTAAAGAAGTGATTATCAAAGTTGGTGTGCGGGCCTCGGGATCGGGACGGCATCATGGCTTTTTTATCGAGTTTGGCAGCCGAACCGCGCCGGCGCACCCATTTTTGAGACCGAGTGTATATGAAAATAAGGCGAAGATTGTTAGTCTTCTGGCAGGCAAATGAGCATTTTGACTTCAACGATTTTTGATAGGTTGGCAGGCGACATCATCCTGACTGGCATGCTATCGATTTACAAAAGCGCACCGGCGATCTTTACCATCGATCCCGCCCCTGGTGATGCGATCCTGCCCTACATCGTCACGGCTGGGGAAGTTACCCAGTTCCCGTGGGATACCAAGACCAGCCGTGGGCGCAGCCTGGTGCGTGACGTGCGTTGCTACGCGGATGCGGATGGCAGCACGGTATTAATCGAAGCCATTGCTGAGCGAGTGCGGGCGCTATTGCACCGCCAGGCGCTGGTTATCGATGGCTATCAATGGGTTATATCGGACTGCGGCGGACCTATCGTCGCAGATGAAAGCGGCTCTTACGGTCGCATCATATCACTGAGCCTTACGGCTCAGGAGGAGTAATCTAATGGCGATGAACGGTACTGATCTTTTACTGCTCTGCAACACAAGCATCATCCCCGGCATAATTGTCTACGAGGCGGTGGGCTGCCAGCGGGATGCAACGCTCGATGAAGCTACGGCTACCATCGACGTATCCTGCAAGGAAAGCCGTGCCCAGCGCGTGCTGCCAGGCCGCTATTCCGGCACGGTCTCTCTGGATGCACTGTATGTTCCCACAGATGCAGCTTACATGGCGCTCAGAGATGCCAACCGCAATGGCGACATGATCCTGATCGCCCGCGAGGAATATGGCGTGGCGATCGAGACCGTGAACGCCAAAATCGACACGATCTCGGAATCATTCCCCGATCAGGGCGAAGCGGTCATCTCGGTTTCCCTGACCATTGATGACTTCTGGGCTCTGGTGGGCAGCTAATGGGCGCCCGCGGTGAGGGCGTCATTGACGTAAACGGCCGCGAAGTCCCCATCCTGTTTACCAACCGCGCCCTGATGACTGCCGAAAAGCAGCTCGGCAAGGGAATCATTGGCGTTCTGAATGGGCTGGTGGATGGTAATTCGGGCATCGTTGATCTGGTAGCACTCTTACGGGCCGGGATGGAAGCCGCCCGCCAGGACGCGCGTAAAAGCGGCAAGCCGATATCGAATGAGGATGCCCTGGCGATCATCGACGAGATTGGCTTCACCGGGGCGATTGTTCCAGTGATGGAAGCAGTCGCAGCCGTGATCGGCTATACCAGCCAGGCTGAGCCGGGCGATAAGGTCGAAGACCCAAACTGAATCCGGAGCCGTTCGATTTGGAGCGGCTCCGGGTACAGGCATTACGGGCAGGGATAAGTGTCCTTGAGTTTTGGGACTTGACCCCGTGGGAAACGTTTATGATGATCGATGCGTCTATCTGGCGCGAGGAAATCCAGCAAAAGCGTGATCTGGTTTTAGCCTGGCAGACTGCGGCCTTGACACGCGCCAAACGCATGCCGTCGCTCAAGCAACTATTGAATACCAAACCGGCCAGGCCTTTGGTGGGCCAAGAGCTGGAAAAACGCCGGAAGGAATTCAGGGATATGACTTCCAACCTGGATGTAAGCAAGCTAAAGGTTAAACATGGGTAGTGGATCATCAACTCTTGGCGAAGCCTTTGTCCCCATCCGGGCCACGTTAGATAAACTGGATTCGGATCTGGCTTCCGCGCGTGGCAAAGTAGAAGGCGCCATGAGCGGGATCGCTAAAATTGCCGACAAGATCGGCGCTTCGGTCCAAGCGGTTGGTAAGATCGCCCTGGTCGGTCTTGGCGCGGGCCTTGCTGTGCTAACGGGGGCGATCACCGGAGCGGCTATCGCATCGATATCATGGGCCGAGAAGTTGGACAGCGTGAGCGATGTGCTGGGTACGACTACCCAGGAGAGCGCCGCGCTTGCCGTGGCCGCGCAGCATATTGGTGGCAATGTAGAACAACTATCAAGTCAGATGGCCATCATGACGCGCGGCCTATTCGATGCTACAGGTGCAATAGGTCCCACTGGCGAAGTCCTGAAGGGCCTGGGAATTTCATTCCAGGACGCCAACGGGAAAATATTGCCAACGACCGACATTCTGCAACAGGTGGCCGACAAGATCGGTGGGATGCCTGACGGTTTGGAAAAAACGCAGATAATGATGGATGTGTTCGGTAAGTCCGGCAAAGACATGTCGGATATGTTGGGGGCGTTAGCAGGCGGAGGCATGGCGAAGTTCGATGCTCAGGCTAAGGCGATGGGATTGAGTATGAGCGAGGACGCGGTAAACGGAGCAATCGAACTGAACCGCTCGCTAAAAGACATGAAAATGGCCGCCCAAGGGGCGCTGGTTTCGCTGGGTACGGCGCTTCTACCTATCATCAAACCACTGGCAGAAGGATTTACCAACTTAGCCATGAAGGGGGTGGAGTTCTTACGTGAGAAGATAGCGGTAATCATGCCGACCATTCAGGGGATAGCCGACGCGTTCGGCGAGTTCTTTGGAATTCTAACGAGCGGCGGAGATCCGATATTCGCATTGCAAAGTCTGATCTTGGACCTGGCACAGACATTCGGCATGGGCGAAGGAGCTGCATTCAACTTAGCGATCGGGTTTGGCAATATCATCGACACTATTCGCAACGCTATTGATACCGTGATCGAATTCCTGACCCCGATTTGGGAAGCGGTGACCAGCTTTGTGTCATGGAATGATATTCTGATTGCCCTGGGGATTGTGATTGCAGCCGTGATCGTCCCGGCCATTATCGGCTTCATCGCCGCCCTTGCGCCGGTCATTGCTGCGGTAATGCTGGTGGTGGCTGCGGTCTCTCTCTTGCGCAATGCCTGGGAGAATGATTGGGGTGGGATACAAGAAAAAGCTGCGGCGGTATGGGCCTGGCTGCAAGTCGCCTTCGCAAACATCAAGGAATGGTTGGCGGTGGCTCTCCCTGCGGCTATTCAGATACTCTCGAATTTTTGGACGAACACGCTTTGGCCTGCGATCCAGGCTGTATGGAATTGGCTCTCAACCGTATTGATGCCATTTATCATCGGTATAGTTGTGCCGTGGTTGCAAGAGAACATCCCCAAGGCCATTCAAAAGCTCTCAGATTTCTGGACGACCGTACTTTGGCCCGCCATGCAAGATGTGTGGGCATTCATCAAAGATAAACTGATCCCGATCTTCCTCGATGTTGTGGGTTGGCTGGCAGACAATATCCCAAAAGCCATCTCTACAGCCAAAACATTTTGGGAAGAACATCTCAAGCCCGCGCTTGACACTGTATGGAAATTTATCACAGAAAAACTCTGGCCTGTGTTCCTGGACGTGGGCGAATGGCTATTGACCACCATCGGGACGGCTATCAAGACCGCAGCGGGCTTCTGGAACGATACCTTGAAGCCAGCCATAAGTAATGTATGGAGCTTTATCGAAACCTATGCCTGGCCGGTATTCCTGAAAATTGCAACCTGGCTGGGTGAAACCATCGGCAAAGTGATAACCATCGCGGCCGGTTTCTGGAACGATACCCTGAAACCGGCGTTTGAGAAAATATGGAAGATCATCAAAGACGATCTGTTGCCTATCTTCATAAAAATAAGCGATTTTCTAGGGGGCACATTTCAAGGTATTCTCGACGGTATCAAGGGCGCTTTCAATGATGTCGCAGGTGCTATTCAGTGGGTGATCGACCAGGTGATAGCCGTCATCGATTGGTTCAAACAAGTTGGGGATAGCCTCCCCGATTGGCTAAACCCTGGCTCACCAACGCCCTTCGAGATGGGCTTGCGTGGGATTGCGG